TAGAGTAACTACATTAGTAGCTTAAAAACATGATTAAACCGCTATTCTTAGGACTCGCGGTTTTTCTTTTTGTTAGAGAAGGGGCAAAAAAGGGGCAAGCTATTTGTAAAGTTTATCTAGGACATCAACAACTTTTGACTTAATGTTTTTGGTTACGTGAGTATAGATTTCCATTGTGGTTTTCCCGTTATCTTTATGGCCTACCCTCTGAGTGATGGCTTTTAACGGAATATTATTTTCTGCAAGTGTGCTGATAAGAGTATGTCGTAGGATGTGAGGGTGCAATGGTTTATTTATTGGATTTTTTAAAGTGGCATTAGCATTCTTCATCAGCTTGCCAATGCTCGATTTATGGATTGGAATACCATTAGAGGAAACAAAGATAAAGCCCATATCTTTATAGTTTGGGTTGGTATTCTTTCTTAACTCGTGTAGCTCAATAAATTCTTCTATAATCTCAATTTCTTTATTGGTTAAATCAACTACCCTGATAGATGACAAGGTTTTTGGTGTAGTCTTGACGCCCTCTGAACCCTTTCGTGTTGGGTCTAAAGTGCCATTGATAGTGATGGTGCGATTTTTTTTATCATAGTTTTCGAATTTTAAAGCACCAGCTTCACCGACCCTACACCCATTGAGGGCCATAAATTCAGCCATGCGAGCAACGTGATATCCTCTATTGTATTCTCTCATGGCTTTTAAAAGTCTTTTTAACTCATTCTGCTCAAGAAACTTGTTTTCTATTCGTTCCATAGTTTCGTATGTGACGACTTTTTTTGGCAGCCTGACACGTTGGATAGGGTTGCTATCAATCAATTCTAAATCTTGAGCGTATTTGAAAACCATGCTTAGCACAGATTTATGCTTTTTTAATTTGATGTGATTTTCTTCGGAATCTGTGAAATACTGTTGTGCGTACTTAGCAGTGATATTTTTAATTTTGACCCCTGGAGCAAAACTTTCTTTTACTTCATTGACTGCATAGATCATAGTTTTCTCAGTAGAGGCTTTGATTGACTTTTTATGCAATTCCCACCAATCGTCAAGAACAGCCTCAAAAAGCATATCAGTAGTGGATAGGCTCTGTAATTTTTGAGAAATTTTTTCATCCAATTGCTTTTGAGCTTCTTTCTTTGCTCTTGCTGATCCTGAGTCGAGAGTCACAGATACTCTTTTCCACTTTTCAGTATAAGGGTCTTTGTAACGCTCAAAAAATTTATACTTTCCGTTTACAAGTTCTTCCATCCACATTGATTTTTACCTCACTTTTTGATAAAATGGGTACAAGAAAACGACCTTTTGAATGGTTGTTTCTTATACAGGATTTCCTCACACTCAAAATTTGGCGATGGAGAGTGTGGGGATTTTTTAATACTCAAATCCATCTACTAGGAACAAAGGAATTTCCTTCCCTTTATATGAGTGAGTTCCATTTGTTCTTACATAAAATTTAGATACTTTAGTCACATCAAATTCTTCTCTATCTTCAACAAAAATTTTTAAAATGACTGGATTGCTTTCTTTTCCGTTTAAATAAATTAAATATTTAGTGAATACTGTGCTTGGGTCAACAACTTGAACAACGCTATCATCGATTACTAATTTAGTATCATCAGGCCATGCACCATATAAATTACTGTCAGCTAACTTGTACTCACCAATTGGAGTATTGCTGAAATTTTTCGCAGGCTGAATTTTAGCAGTTCCTTCTGATTTTTCGAGTTGATGGGTAGGTGATGATGCTTTTGACGCTTCATTTGTTGTTGTAGATGACTCACTACAAGCGACCAAGAATGTTGTTACTAATAAAGTTGTCGCTAATAACGTTATTTTTTTCATTATTTTTACTCCTTTAATTTACCAACGCCAAATATTCTTCTTTAACCATTGTTTCATCAGCAATGGTTTTTAAATTGTACTTTTCCATAAAAACTAGGTAATTAAATGCATTGGCATCTTCGGCTATATCCAACTCAGCTTTCATAAGATGATGAATCATATTTCTATTAGCTTCCAGCTCACATTTCTCCCTAAAGAGATGATAAGTTTCTGGAGTGTGGCCTCTATGGCCTATCTCATGTAAAGCGACTTGTACCCTTTTTTCATCAGATATAGAATCGCTCAAAAACATAGTTTTGAGAGCTGGAATGTAAAAAGCTTCATCTGGAAATAGACCATCTTCAAAAATCTCTATATCTATACCTAGATTTTGAGAAAATTCCTTTTCAGTCATAAAAATCCGACCTTATTATTGTTTTCTGAGATAAATCTCTATTATGCTTTGAATCGCTTTTTTATCTTCTTCAGTTAGTGGTTTCCCATTAAAGCGCATAGCAGTAGAGGCGAGTTCTTCAACATCTACCTCTCTGCCTTCAAAAAAGAATTGTTCTTTTGTATCGGCGATAGTAGGGTTATCTGTGCGTCCAAGCAGGTAGTCAGTGGACACGTTGAAGTAGTCGGCGATTTGTTGCAGGCGTTCAGCAGAAGGTTGATTCCTTTTCAACCCATACAAAGAATTTTTGCCTAGTTTTAGCTTATCTTCTAAAGTATTTAGCGAAATCCCTTGTTTCTCACATAAATATTTTACGATTTCAAAAGTAGAAAGCATTGATTTATCAGCCTTTCTAAGACATGACAAAAAATATTTTACAAAATACGCAAAAAATAGTTGACATATTTTAGTGTTTGCGCTAAAATAGTTTTTGTAAGTTAATGAGTTAGTAAAACCGTAGTAAAACTTATCTAAAAATAAATAGCTTTGGCGAGCAAGAAAATTGATAGATATAACGTTTTATCAAGGTTTTTAATTATGCTTTCATTTTAGCAGATACGCTAAAAACTGTCAAGTATTTTATAAAATATTTTACTAACTTATTTTCTTACATTTTACGAAAGGAGGAGATGTGGATATGAACGCTTTACCTACAGTCACAGAGTATGATAATGCTTTGTTTATTAACGACTATCGAGTGCCGTTTGTAATCGATAATTCAGTAGTGGTGAATCATAACGATAAAATCGTTACTCTCTCGATTGCTGTTTCTGAGTATGAACGAATACGAGAGAAAAAAGAACCCGTAAAAACTTACGAGTTCAAAGATAATTTACAAAGTTAATCTTGCTATTGCTTTAATTACTGATTGCGGGGTGATTGGTAGTCCGTCAGATTTTAGAAAGTCAATCACTTTATCCTTTAAGCTAGGTTCTTTCAAAGCTAGTAAATAAGAATGCCCAGAGGTGGATAGTCCTTTAATCTGATAAAGAGTGCCGTCAACGGTTGCATAACGTTTAGAGATTACGAGTCCGTCATCTATGAGATTATCGATAACCTCAAGGGTGGCTTCAACTAAAACTTGGTTTGGAAATGTTTCTCGCATTTTGAATAGTTCATCTTTTTCAGATAGCAATTCAAAAAGCTGAAAGCCGTCTTGTACTCGTTCATCGTGGATCACCTCTAAAACGCAACGATAGATAGTGAAATAATCAATCATAATCATCTCCCCTTTTCTGCTTTATTATAGCAGAAAAAAATAAATAGTAAAAGGAGGAAGATAAATGTCAAAAAAAGAAGCGTCTCCAATATCTTTAGAGAATCTAAAAATCGATATTCAAAGTTTTGTTGAGAAGGTCGCTGATGAAGCTATTCAACAATCTGAGACATACTCGCAAGCAATTTTGCTAGTTTCGAAAAACACTATTTTTTCAGAACATGGCTTAGCAATGATAAGAGCTATCCAAGACGAAATCACAAAGCGCGCCTTGAATAGCCATGTGTAAAAATTATATAGCTTCGACTTTAACAATTGAAGCAGAAGCGAAGATGGTTGATGGTTTTTCAACATCGAAGAAAAATGGAGCGTTTGCTACTATTTCTATAAAACTTGGAACCAAACCATCGTGATGATGATACCAAAGTCCACTAAGCTCACCTAATGAAACTGAGTTGTTTGAAGTTTTCCAAGTTTGAAAAGTTTGTTCTTCATGGAAAATAGCTTCGGTACCATCTGAGAAAGTAACTTTTATTCTATGCATATGATCCTCCTTTCTAGTTTTATTATATCAGAAAGCGAGGAGAGAAAAAAAGAAAGGAGAGAAATATGCCAAATATGGACGGTGGACGTCAAAAAATCAGAGATTACCTGAAAGAGCACAATTTGACGATGGCGACGCTAGCAGTACAGTATAGCATGACTCGTCAGGATGTAACGAATATCCTGAATGGGAAACTGAAAAATCCGCAAGCGAATCAGTTCATCGCTCGTGTAATTGAAGACTTTAAGATTCGGTAAAAATTGAATTGAGTAAGAAATATTTGAGGAATAGGAGAAGTGAAAATGGAGAATTTAAGTATCGGTATCAAAATTTCTAATGTCGAGGAATTAGTAGAAGCTAGTCAAGAAGTAGCTAAAAAAGCCGAAGAATTGCAAGAAGCAATTAAACGGCTTAATGAGATTAAAATCGAGGTAACTGATGATTGTGTTAGAAGTGCAAAACCTGAAGAAACATCAATTTATCAAGGCAATAAGCAGCAGAAGGATATTTTAGAAAACTTGTTGATTTATTCTAAAGTTCTTAAAAATAGTGATTTTCATGCAAAGATTATTATTTCAGCGGATGGAGTTTATCTAGATCAAACAAAAGAGTTCTACCCACTTGATGAAACTCTGCTGGATTAGCTTACTCGTGTGTAAGGATGATATTTAGACAATCTATGAATATTAGAACCGACAGATCCAATCAAGACAGTGATGTATTCTGATTCACTAACATTATGGTAGTGATAAATACTACCGTTATTAAATTCAACTTCTAAGATTCCGTCCTGCCAACCAACACTACGAACATTAGTAGATGCAACATATTTTCTCTGCATATTAACCTCCTTTCTGTTGAAATTTTGACTAAAACGGTGAGAGGTCCTAGTCAAAATATATTATATGATAAAAAACAATGTTTGTCAATATATTGTGTGAACAAGGGTGAAAAATCCACAATGAACACAATATATAGTTCAATAGCATATATAAGCACAAAAAGTATAAAAATAAAGCTAGATAAGGAGAAAGCGGCTATGCTTTGGAAAAAAATATCCGAAATACTTTCAGAGAAGAATTGGACAGTTTATAAGCTTTGTTTAAAAGCAGGTATCGGACCAGCTGGAATCTATCGTTTAAGAGATGGAGAGGTGAAAGATTTATATTTTGATACTGTTAAGAAAATTGCTGATGCGTTAGAAATCAGCATAGATGAACTAAGATAAAACAAAAAAGCACCTAACAAAGTCAAGCGCTAATCAAAAATACTAATCAAATTATAGCACAGAAAGAGAGGAAAAGCTATGCCTAAAGCTGAATTGGTTTACAGGCCTGCTAATCAATCCGAAAAAGCGGAGGCTGGTGACTATGAGCATCTTTGCCAAATTTGGGAGGGTTTAACACCCAGCACGGCAAAAGTTTGGGCAAAAGAAATGAGAGAACACCCAGACTTTAGTAAATACATAGATAACCCAACACACAAGATTGTCTTTATCAATTATGAAGGATTTCGCCTTTTCGTGAAATGGAAATCCCGCAATAGGTACAGAAGCAAGAAAGAAACGCTCGACGAGATGTTGAAAAACATCAAATTTGAAGAGCGGGCGTTAGTTGGATAAGGAGGAATGTAATGCAAAATCGCGAACAAATACGCATAATTTTGGACTGGGAGCGTGACAATTGGCGCCTCGGAAATGTCTACAAGAACAGACTGGCTAAGAAGCCTATCGAAGTCGTCAAAAGTGAGTTGGAAAACCTTAGAAAGTCAGCAGAGGACGTGTCTTTTGAAGTCGTGCCACGAGGCGGCAAGTTGATCGGTGGGGATAAGATTGTGACGTTTAAAGGAGGTAGCAGATGAGTCTAAAAGATCTTAAAAGACTAGTCCTGTTACAAGCCGCTGCAATCGTGCTGTTAGCCATTGCTGGCGCTCAGACGATCGACAAGCAAAACCAGCAAATACGTGAGCTGCAGGAGCAGATTGCCGACAATCGTGACAGTATCCGAGTGCAGGCTGACACAAATAAACGTCAAGATATCATGATTAACAAGTTTAATCAGATGTATTATGAGTACCAGCATTGGAAAACTACAGGAGAAACGGATTTTCCGGGAGGATGAGAAATGAAAATTGAAATGATGTTAGGGATTGGTTTGCTGATCAGCGTTGGTCTGCTAGTAACAAACATGACAATTAGCGCAGCAATTATCAATCGTCTAAAAGAAAAAAACAATTACTACCGTAGCACAAGATATCGCTTAGAAATGTTTGAGCAAGAATTAGCCTTGCGAAATAGAAAAATGAAGACTGGAGAATAGTGATGGTCACAATCAATAAACTGGAAATCGAAAACGTTAAGCGCGTTAAAGCAGTCAAACTAGAGCCTTCTGCAACTGGTTTGACAATCGTCGGTGGAAATAACAACCAAGGCAAAACGAGCGTACTAGACGCGATTGCTTGGGCGTTGGGTGGTAACAAGTACAAACCTAGCCAAGCGCAACGCGAAGGAAGTACAATCCCGCCTAGCCTTAAAATCACGCTATCAAACGGACTGATTGTAGAACGTAGCGGTAAGAATAGCACGCTCAAAGTCATTGACCCAAGCGGGAATAAAGCAGGTCAAAACTTGCTGGATAGCTTTGTGGAAGAGCTGGCCATCAACTTGCCGAAGTTTATGGAGCAGACCAACAAAGAAAAGGCGAAAACCTTACTACAAATCATCGGAGTCGGTCCGCAGTTAGCTGAACTGGAAATGCAGGAAAAGGCCAAATATGATGAGCGCCACGCAATTGGTGTGATTGCTGATCAAAAAGAAAAGTTTGCGAAAGAGCAGCCGTACTATCTAGATGCGCCGAAAGAATTAGTTTCTATCGCTGAGCTAATTCAACAACAGCAGGCTATTCTTGCCAAAAACGGTGAGAATGCCCGTAAGCGCCAGAATTTGGTAGTTATCCAAAATCAACACGACTCAGCAACTGCAGAGGTTGAACGATTGGAGCAATTGCTAGCTGATGCCAAAGAAAAAGAAAGTCAGTTAGCTCAAGACTTGGCTATCGCGAATACTGATGCTATGGACCTTCTCGATGAATCAACTGAAGAGATTGAAAACAACATCGCAGAGATTGACGAAATCAATCGTAAAGTGCGTGCTAATCTGGACAAGGACAAAGCAGAAGAAGATGCTAAGGGCTATCGTGAACAGTACAAAGAGTTAGATAATGTGATTGCAGACATCCGCAAGCAGAAAACAGATTTACTCACGAATGCAGATTTACCGCTGCCAGGCTTATCCGTGGATGATGGAGAATTGCTTTACCTTGGTCAACGCTGGGACAATATGTCTGGCAGCCAGCAGTTACAAGTGGCCACAGCTATTGTCCGCAAGCTTAAGCCGGAATGCGGGTTTGTCTTAATCGACAAGTTGGAGCAAATGGATCAGCAGACTTTGCAAGAATTTGGCGCATGGCTCGAACAAGAAGGATTGCAAGCAATTGCGACTAGAGTATCAACAGGAAATGAATGTAGCATCCTGATTGAAGACGGGTATAGCGTGAAACCGGAAAAATTTGTTTCTGCTGCTCAAAACGGTTTAGTAAGTGGGGCAGCAAACGCTGCAGCATCGGCTACATGGCAAGGTGGATTTTAAGAAATAAAGGAGAACAATCATGAAGAAAACAGAAAAGATTATCGTATTGAGAGATAAGAAAGATGGAGCTTATCTAAAAAATTACAAAAACAATAACGATTCAATGGCTTGCACGTCTAACTGGACAAATGAAATTCGAAAAGCTGCATATATGCCGGTAGAATTTTTCTACATTGATGAGGAGCGAAACAATAAATTGGCTGATTTCTTTGGCGCAGAACCGCTTCTTGTAGAAGTAGAGTACACAATCAAAAAACTGGATGGTTCTGAACCTGAAGATTTAGCAGATAGAACCGAAAATTCAAAACGTGAGTCATTCAAGAAGTTTCTTGATATGTTAGCGAATGGACTGGAGGATGACTAAACATGCAAATCACTAGAGGAAAACGGGCGCGAGCTCAAAAGGTAGTTATCTACGGTCCTGAAGGAATTGGAAAATCTACGTTTGCTGCTGAATTTCCAAATGCGGTTTTTATCGACACGGAAGGTTCGACAGATAACATGGATGTTGCTCGATTAGACAAGCCGACCAGCTGGACCATGCTAAACAACGAGATTGCTTTCGTCAAAGCAAATCCAACCGAGTGCGGGACACTCGTCATTGATACAATCGACTGGGCAGAAGCCTTGGCAGTAGCTGATGTCTGTGCTCAGCACGGAAAGAAAGGAATCGAAGATTTCGGCTGGGGTAAAGGCTACACTTATGTCCAAGAAGAAATGGGACGATTCTTGAATAGTCTTTCTGACTTGGTTGATATGGGAATTAACGTGGTATTGACTGCACACGCTCAGATTAAGAAATTTGAACAACCGGACGAGATGGGTTCTTATGATCGGTACGAGCTGAAGCTTGGACAAAAGACAGGTTCTAAAACTGCTCCGCTGGTAAAAGAATGGGCAGACATGGTCTTATTCGCCAATTACAAGACTTTAGTCATGACAACCGACAATGGCAAGAAAAAAGCGCAGGGCGGCGAGCGCGTGATGTACACTAACCATCGACCAGCTTGGGATGCTAAGAACCGTCATGGATTGACTGATGAAATGCCGTTCCATTATGCAGGAATTGCTCATATCTTTGCAGGACAACAAGTGCAAGCGCAACAGACACAACCGCAGGCAGTCGCTCCAGCGCCTCAGCAAGCTACACCAGCGCCACAGCCAACGCAAACGGAATTGCCAATTGACATGTCACAAGTGGCAGCTAAACCGCAAAATAGCGCCTCTGAGGAGCCACAGGCTCAAGCTGAACCAACGCAGACAGCACAATATCATGCGAGCTTGCCAACTGGTCTGACCGACCTCATGAAGCAGGAAAACGTGACGGAAGAAGAACTTCAAAAAGTGGCATACATCCGCGGTCACTTCCCACTAGGGACCCCAATCGAAAACTTCCCTCCTTATTATTGGGATATGATTGTTGCACACTGGCAAGCGACTATGGAAGTTATTCAAAATCAAGTACGAGCTGAGCCAGAATTGCCCTTCACGGTGTAAATTCTGGGAGTTAGAAATCATAGCAAAATATAACAAAAATTTTAGAAACTAGAGGAAAAACAATATGACACAACAATACAACAACTTTGATCACGAAATCGGCTGGGAAGATACGATTGAAAAAGACTCAGATTTCGTCTTGTTGCCTGACGGATTGTACTATTTTACAGTTGTCGGCATGGAACGTACACGCCACACACCAAATCCACAAAATCCCGGGAAATTACCAGCTTGTAACAAGGCTATCGTCAGCATCAAGATTGTAGCGAACGAAGGCGAAACCGAACTGCGTCACAATCTATTCTTACACAGCTCGACTGAAGGAATGTTATCTGCTTTCTTTGCTGCTATCGGTCAAAAGAAAAAAGGCGAACCGCTTCGCATGAACTGGAATACCATCGTTGGTGCAACTGGAGTATGTAAAGTTGGAACCCGACAATATAACGGAAATAATTACAATGAAGTCAAATCCATGCTCTATCCCGAAGATGTAGATTATACAAAAGTATTGAATCAACAACCGGGACAAGTTCAGCAACCATCCTATCAACAACCGCAGCAGTCGAATTTTGCGCAACAACCACAAGGGCAAGCTGGATACCAAGCTGGTCAATTTTAGGAGGTAAGGCATGCAATTAAGACCTTATCAACAGGAAGCACGGGAAGCTGTACAAGCTGAATGGGCTAAAGGTCGCAAGCGCACGCTCTTAGTATTGCCAACGGGATGCGGAAAGACAATCGTCTTCTCCAAAATCATTGAAGACCAAGTGAAAGAGGGCAAGCGTGTGCTTGTCCTTGCTCATAGGTCAGAGCTTTTGGAACAGGCTAGCGATAAACTTAAGACTGCAACAGGTCTTGGTACAGCCTTGGAAAAAGCTGAGAATACCTCTATCGGTTCATGGTATCGGGTTGTAGTAGGATCAGTTCAGACCATGCAGAGAGAGAAACGACTTAGTCAATTTCCTCCTGATTGGTTCGATACGATTGTGGTCGACGAAGCCCATCATGCTATCTCAGATGGCTATCAACGTGTACTTGGCTACTTCGAGCAATCCAACGTCCTCGGGGTAACAGCAACACCAGATCGTGGAGATATGAAGAACCTTGGCTCTTACTTCGACAGCTTAGCTTATGAGTATTCGTTAGTGCAGGCCATCAAAGAAGGCTACCTATCTAAAATCAAGGCCTTGACAATTCCGCTCAGCTTGGATTTATCGAATGTCAGCATGTCGGCAGGCGATTTCAAGGCGAGCGATGTCGGAACTGCACTAGATCCTTATCTGGAGCAGATAGCTGACGAAATGGTCAGGCAATGTGCAGACCGCAAGACAGTCGTATTCTTGCCTTTGGTAAAGACCTCGCAAAAGTTTCGCGACATCCTAAACGCAAAGGGTTTTCGTGCCGCTGAAGTAAATGGAGAGTCCAAGGACCGTGCAGAAATCTTAGAAGATTTTGAGAAAGACCGTTACAACGTGCTTTGTAATTCTATGCTTCTCACAGAAGGCTGGGATTGCCCGTCAGTGGATTGTGTAGTTGTGCTAAGACCTACTAAGGTGCGAGCTTTGTATAGCCAGATGGTCGGGCGTGGTACACGCTTGCATCCTGGTAAAGAAGAGTTGCTCTTGCTAGACTTCCTATGGCACACTGAACGCCACGAGTTATGTCGGCCAGCTCACTTGATTTGCGAGACTCCAGAAGTCGCTCAGAAAATGGTTGAGAACATGGAAGAGCAAACTGGTGTCGTGCTTGACCTTGAAGATATGGAAGTTAAGGCAACCGAGGACGTCGTCGCACAGCGTGAAGAAGCATTGGCCAAACAATTGGAAGAAATGCGTAAGCGTAAACGCAAACTGGTTGATCCATTGCAATTCGAAATGTCTATCCACGCTGAAGACTTGTCGAACTACGTGCCCAATTTCGGATGGGAAATGGCACCTGCTAGCGACAAACAAATCAAAGCACTTGAGAAATATGGTATCTTTACTGACGAAATCGGAAACGCAGGCAAGGCTAATCTCTTGCTAGATAGACTACACAAGCGACAATCAGAAGGCTTGACGACACCAAAGCAGATTCAATTCTTAGAAGGTCGAGGTTTCAAAGATGTTGGCATGTGGCAATTTGACCACGCTAGAAATATGATTGATCGCATTGCTGCAAACGGCTGGCGATTGCCAGCAGGCGTTCGACCGGCTGAATATGTACCGGGGTGATGTATGAAATCTCTTTTACGATATCCAGGTAGCAAGTGGAATCTTGCTGGTAGGATAGTAGAACTATTACCTGAACACAAAACCTACCTAGAACCCTACTTTGGTAGCGGCGCGGTATTGTTTACTAAGCAACCTAGCGCGATTGAGACAGTTAACGACCTAAATGATGATGTGGTTAATCTTTTTCAGGTGATACAACAGGAACCTGAAGCGTTGGCTGAAAAAATCTTTCTGACTCCTTACAGTCGAAAGATTTATGATAATTCTTGGGAGGTTCGACCAGGGAATGAGATTGATAAAGCTCTAAATTTTGTCATACGCTCTGTTATGAGCCACGGCTTTCGAAATATCGAAAAATCTGGTTGGAAAATGGATGTGAGTGGCAGGGAACGAGCCTATGCAGTCAAGCATTGGAATGATCTGCCGGAATTAGTCCAAGAAATGACATTGCGATTAAAACAGGTTCAGATTGAATGTCGGCCAGCCGTTGAACTGATAGAGAAATATAGTCGGAAAGATGTCTGCATGTATGTAGACCCTCCCTACGTCCTTAGCACAAGGACGAGAAAGCAATATTTGGTAGAAATGAATGACCGTGACCACGAAGAGTTATTAGAAATGTTGAATCAGTCCAAAGCTAACGTTCTTCTGAGCGGATATGATAGCGATTTGTATAATAAACGCTTGTCAAATTGGGAAAGGGTGGAGTTCTCTGCGACTGCAGAGAAAGGGCTACCGAGAACAGAAGTTCTTTGGATGAACTATCAGTCAAAGAAGCAATTATTATTATTTTAAAGGAGAAAACAGTGGCAGAGAATGATTTTAATTTGTTGCCGTTGCTGGATTATATCAATCCTGCCACGGTAGACTACCAAACTTGGGTCAATATCGGCATGGCCTTAAAACACGAAGGATACACGGCGTCTGACTGGGACAACTGGTCGCAAAATGATAGCCGATACAAAAAATTCGAATGCTTCAAGAAATGGGATACCTTCAACGAGGAAGCAGGAACTATCGTGACGGGTGCGACTATTACCCAACTTGCTAAAGAAAACGGCTGGGTGTCGCAATCTGGCTATGATAGTGAGAATGCTCATGAATTGGACTGGAACGATACCATCGACCGAGACTATCGGGTCATTGATAAGAATTGGATAGAAGGTAAGGAAATCCACGAGCCGACAATTTGGAATCCAGTACAAGAAATCATCAAATACCTTGAAACACTCTTTGAGGCTAGCGAAAATGTCGGTTATGTGACCAAGTGCTACCCAAAAACTGACGACGAAACGGGCGAGATTGTCAAATGGTTGCCAACAAAGGGAGCTTATGACCGTACTGCTGGTCAATTGATTGAAGCTCTCAGCAAATGTAACGGTGACATTGGTGCGGTTCTGGGAGATTATCACGAAGAAGCTGGCGCATGGGTGCGATTCAATCCCATGGATGGAAAAGGCGCTAAAAATGAAAACGTGACAGATTTCAGATATGCCTTGGTCGAATCTGACAGCATGCCGATTGACAAGCAGAATGCCATCTACAAAGAACTTGAATTGCCTATTGCAGCCTTAGTACACAGTGGAAATAAATCACTGCATGCCATCGTCAAAGTAGACGCTGGCAATTACGATGAATATCGCAAGCGGGTTGATTATCTTTACAAGGTCTGCCAAAAAAACGGCATCGTAGTTGATACCCAAAACCGAAATCCAAGCAGACTTTCGCGTATGCCGGGTTTCATCCGAAACGGCCAGAAGCAATTCTTAGTAGATACGAATATTGGTAAGGCTGACTGGGACGAATGGTATCAATACATCGAAGATTTGAACGATGATTTGCCTGATCCTGAAGGGTTAGCAGACAGCTGGGATAACTTGCCAGAATTGGCTCCTGAGTTGATAAAAGGTGTTCTGCGTCAAGGCCACAAGATGCTGATTGCTGGTCCTTCTAAAGCTGGAAAGTCATTTGCTTTGATTGAGATGTCGATTGCGATTGCAGAGGGCAAGAAGTGGCTAGGCTGGGATTGTACGCAGGGGCGTGTCCTCTATGTCAATTTGGAACTAGACCGTCCGTCTGCCTTGCATCGCTTTCGTGATGTCTATCAAGCCATGGGATTACCACCACAGAATATCCAGAATATCGATATTTGGAATCTTCGTGGGAAAACCGTGCCAATGGACAAGCTAGCACCTAAGCTCATCCGCAGGGCGCTGAAGAAGAATTACATCGCAGTCATCATCGACCCGATTTATAAGGTTCTGACGGGTGACGAGAACAGTGCAGACCAGATGGCACACTTTACCAATCAATTCGACAAAGTAGCGACAGAGCTAGGGTCTAGTGTTATCTACTGTCACCACCACTCAAAGGGTTCTCAAGGTGGTAAGAAGTCTATGGACCGTGCTAGTGGTTCGGGCGTATTTGCTCGAGATCCTGACGCACTCATTGACTTAGTAGAGCTGGAAGTTTCAGAAGAATTACTGACTCAAAGGCTGAATCAAGCAGCTTGCGAGGTTTACAAACAAGCTTTGCAAGAGCGAAACAATGACTATTATCAGCAGAATGTAGGACTAGATGACCTATTGAGTCCTGCACAAATGCGGACGCACTTTGAGAAAGGTATCTCTGACGTGATGTCTCGAGCTCCTTATGTAGACAAGCTCGAAGAAGTTCGCAACAAGATCCAGATAGCGACTGCGTGGCGTGTTGAAGGTACACTTCGAGAGTTCGCCAAGTTCAAGTCAGTCAATATGTGGTTCAGCTATCCAGTACACGCGCTTGATGAAACAGGTGTGCTGGCGGATATTAAGCTGGACGATGATAAGCCAAACTGGCAAAGAGCTGCTGCTAAGGCTCGTGAAGGTCGAAAATCAATCGAACAAAATTTAGAAGAACGTAATCAAATCCTTGAAGATGCATACAATAAACACAAGGACTTTAACCCTGACGCACCAGTTACTAAACAAGATATTGCTGAATTGGCAGGAATAAAAGAGCGAACCGTCGAAAAATATGTTAGAGAACACGAGGGTTTTATCCTCAAAAACGGCAATGTTATAAAAATAAATTAGTATTTCTTCAAGAAATGCTCTATACATTTCGCTAAAAAGCACAAGTGACAATAAATCACTTTTAAACAGTTTTTTAATATGCTATAGCATGTTATAACCCTAATATATGTTGTGTAAAAAAAAGTAGTTTTCTGCAATGTATGTATGTTGTGTAAATAAATCACTTTTAAACAGTTTTTTAATAAAAAAGCGAGCTACAGCACGGGGTATACCCCAAGTATGGGGAGTGTTTTGGATTGACCTGCGCGAAAGTCGAAGGCAAGGAGAGATTGGGCGACTAAGCTACGCCCAAATCATCTCCCTGCCACCTTTCGACTAATGCCAAAATGAAATGTAAAAAAACAACAGTAAAATAAAAAAGTAAAAGGAGAGCTATAAAATGCGTGTAGATATTTTTAAAAGTAAGTTTAATGAAACGGATTTCGATCCTACTCCAGAAAATGATGTAACAGCTATTGAAGATTTTGAAGATGCCATCAATGGCTATTTACGTGATTTAGAAAGAGAGGATGTTGAAATTATCAAAACAGAATTCAAATTCTTTGATGATGGTCGTGTAATTGCTATAGTTGTATCAGATTAGCAAAGAGGTAAAAAAATGATTGAATTCTTTTTACCAATGAAAAAAATACCGACAACGACTCACCAGCAAAAAAAGGTAAATGTCCAATTTGGTAAGCCAATCTTTTATGAGCCGGCTGATTTGAAAAATGCCAGAGCGAAATTTGAAAGCTTGCTTGCCCAGCATGTGCCTCCTGATGAATTTAAAGGAGCCGTTCGACTGACAGTCAAGTGGTGCTTCCCTCGTGTCAAAAAAAGCTACGATGGTCAGTACAAGACAACAAAGCCAGATACAGACAATCTGCAGAAGTTGCTCAAAGATTGCATGACAAAACTTGGATACTGGCAAGACGACGCACAAGTGGCCAGCGAGATAGCTGAAAAGTTCTGGGCGGACACAGTCGGGATCTATATCAAGATTGAGGAATTACCATGAAAATCAATTATATTGATTTCTTTAGCAGAGTCATTCCAGAATGGATGGCACGTAGCAATCAGAAGAGCCAAGAGGTCGGTTTCGGTTCAGATGCTTATTGGTTATGGGCAGTGTCGTCTATCGGAGAGATTTGTAAGCAATACAATGATGATGAGCTGGTGACAGAGCAGTTCGGTCTGCTCTTTAACTGGCTTGAGAAACAGGCAGGAGGAATTGGAAGATGAAAGTACAGCGATTGATTGAGAAGTATAAAAAACTTGAGGGTGTATGGGATGCTGAAGGAGCAGAGCTAGCGCGCCAAATCTTTTTACAAGATTTAGAACAACTAGACGAACCCAAAAAAGTCACAATCCCGCAGATGGTAGCGGAGATTATCGAGTATTACAAAGGGCAGAACGCTACGTTATATGATGCGCTCAGAGAGAAGAATTTTAATAAACAATACAGTGAGTGGTTGCTGAATGAACAGAATGCTTACGACAAAGTCGCTCGTGCTTGGGTTGATGGGTATGAGGTCAAGAAAGAGAAGCAATATTTGGTGAAGATTAGAGCGACAAAACACTACTTTGCTAAAGATGGAAATCGGAAAATATATTTTTCTCTAGCATACAAAAGCTGTTTTACAAAAAAAGAGCTGGAAGAAGTTGGTTTCGGCTGGGTGTTCGATTGCCCAGGAATTGAAATTGAGGAGGTGGAGTGATGGAAGACATACGGATCCTAGATGCGTGTTGTGGCTCTCGAATGTTTTGGTTTGATAAACAAGAACCGCATACAACATATATAGATAGACGTGAAGAGGAGTTTGAAATTCACAAGAAGAAAATCAATGTTAAGCCAGATATCGTTGCAGATTTTCGAGATATGCCATTTGAGGATGAAACATTTAATCTTGTTGTGTTCGACCCGCCTCATCTTCTCTGGGCTGGCCAGAAATCATTCATGCGCGCGCAATATGGTCAACTAGACTTGTTGACTTGGAGATTGGATTTACAGCAAGGTTTTGAAGAATGTTTTAGAGTCTTGAAAACAGGTGGAACACTTATTTTCAAGTGGTCGGATGCTCAAGTAAATGTTAAGGAAATCTTGGAATTAGTTCCACAACGACCACTTTTTGGGCAGCAACGTGGGACGACTCATTGGATGGCTTTTATGAAATTTTGAGGAGGTGCAAGATGATTCCAAAATTTAGAGCGTATGATGGCGGCTCATTAAATCGTATGTATCAACCGGACGAAGTGATGGTTGGAAATGGCGATATCTGGATTATTGATGAGGACTCTGTTGCTGGTGAATGGATTGTGAACAATGACATTCACCTCATGCAATCAACAGGACTGAAAGATAAGAACGGTGTGGAGATTTTCGAGGGGGATATCCTTGGTATTGAAACTGATGAAGGAATTTTAAACGTAAATGTTTTTTGGGATAATAAGCGCGCTTTATTTATGTTCGAGTCAGAAATACACAATGAGAAAGAACTCTTAGCTGAGTTTGTTGAAGATAATGCTTATCCATTTGAAATCATCGGTAACATCTACGAAAACAAGAAACTTTTGGAGGTGAGCGATTGACGATCAACATCAAACAACGACTAAAGGCCTTGCAGTATATCGACATCAAAGCAAAATCAAAACATCAGGAAATCATCAGCTTGAAGTCTGGAATTTTACGAGGTCAACAATTTGACAATATGCCGAAAGCCGAAAGTCCGTCTAATCGCTCTGAAGAATTGAACGTGCTGATTATTGATAAATCAGAACAGCTTTATCGAGAAATTCAAGAACTTTATCAGGAGCGGGATGAGCTGGTACAAGCGATTGAGTCATTGGATGACCCTGTAGAAAATATCATCATGCGGTTGCTATATATCGATGGGCTTTCGTGGAATGAGATCCAAGTCCGATTACGATGCGGACGCGGGACGATACACAGAGCTAGAGATAGTGCTTTGAAAAAACTTTCTAAAAAAAATGGAACTAATGGAACTCTTTGGAATTCCTAAAGTGATATTATGGTATTGTCGAAAAAGTGAAAACGAAACGATTTTCATGAGGACTCCTAGAAAAAGGCGCGCAGTTGCGTCTTTTTTTGTTACAAAAAAATAAGGTGGTGATGGAAAATCGCTAAACTAACTTTAAAACAACAGAGATTTGCTGATGAGTACATCATCAGCGCAAATGCGACGGAAGCTGCTATAAAGGCTGGATATAGTAAAAAGACTGCTAGAAGCCAAGGGCAACGTCTGTTGACAAAAGATGACATTTCTGATTACATCCAAAAACGAATGGAAGAGTTGCAAGATGAAAAAATATTGACTCAAAAACAGATTCTTTTGATGTTGTCAGAAATCGCTTCGGGTCAAGCCATGGAAACGACAGTAGTCACGACCAAGGTCGCTGAATTAAAACTCGACCCTGCGAGTGGCAAGTCCGTGAAAGTCTACAATGAAATCCCTCAACTCGTTGAGTACCCGACGAAAAATAGTGATAGAAATAAAGCTCTTGAATTGTTAGGTAAGCGATACAAGATGTGGACGGACAAGGTAGAGGCTGATATTTCTGGAACGGTGGTGTTTGCGAATGAGTCAGACATACCAGATTAAACAGAATGACATCGTAGTTGATTTGCCTAAGACAGTAGGTAGTGGCTATGGTCAATTTTGGCGCTCACGAAATTTCTACCGCGTTGTGAAAGGTTCCCGTGGTTCGAAGAAATCGAAGACAACTGCTTTGAACTATGTTATCCGTATTTTGAAATATCCCTGGGCCAACTTGCTTGTCATTCGTAGATATTCGAATACGAATAAGCAATCAACCTATACGGATTTCAAGTGGGCAGCTAACCAACTGAAAGTCGCTCATAAGTTTAAGTTTAATGAGTCGTTACCCGAAATAACAGTCAAAGAGACAGGGCAGAAAATTCTTTTCCGTGGTTTGGATGATGAACTTAAAATCACATCTATCACGGTAGATGTAGGGATTCTCTGCTGGGCTTGGTTTGAAGAAGCTTATCAAATCGAAAGTGAAGACAAGTTTAGTACAGTAGTTGAATCAATCCGTGGTAGCTTAGACGAGTCTGACTTTTTTAAACAAATCACGGTTACATTTAACCCGTGGAATGAAAGACACTGGCTCAAACGTGTCTTTTTTGATAAAGAGACGCAGCGAGCGGATACGCTGTCGCTTACAACAACTTTTAGATGCAATGAATGGCTTGACGAAGTCGATATCAAGCGATATGAGGATCTATACCAAACGAACCCTAGACGTGCGAGAATTGTTTGTGATGGTGAGTGGGGCGTGGCTGAGGGGCTGGTATTCGAAAATTATAGCGTCCGTGATTTTGATATACAAGAAACGATTAAACGAGTAGGTGAAACAGCTGCAGGTCTTGACTTTGGTTTTACACATGACCCGACTACTTTTCCTCGTTTAGCTGTTGATTTGGATAAAAAAGAGTTGTGGATATATGCAGAGCATTACGAACATGCTATGACCACAGAAGATATTTACCAGATGATTGCTAAGAACGACATGCTAAATGCTGAAATTACGGCAGACAGTGCAGAACAACGATTGATAGCAGAATTGAGATCAAAGGGCGTTAGAAGAATACAAGTGTCCGTAAAAGGTAAGGGCTCAATCAATGCTGGTATAGACTTTATGAAGCAGTTTAAAATCTATATCCACCCATCTTGCGAAAAAACGATAGAGGAATTTGATACGTATATCTACAAGCAAGATAAAGACGGCAATTGGTTGAATGAGCCAATTGATGCGAATAACCACGTAATCGATGCGATTCGCTACGCTTTGGAAAAATATCACATCGAAAGAAAATCGACACAAGATCGCATGAAGAATGCGTCTTATTACTTCAGGAGGTAAAGTTGGAAGTTAAATTTTTAAAAGGCACGCGCTTTGACAGTAGATCAAACGAGCATTTTATGATGATGCTTGAGGATTTTGAAGCTATCGAATATGGCTCCGACAATTGGATTGAGCAGTTAAAACGCTATGTGAATCGTCATAAAGCAGAGCAACAACCACGGTTGAAAGAACTGAAGCGCTACTACAAGGGTGATAACAATATCAAGTATCGACCTGCCAAGACAGATGAGACTGCAGCAGACAATCGCATTTCTAGTGACTTCGCTAAGTACATCACCATCTTTGAACAGGGTTACATGCTGGGAAATCCGGTCGAGTACAAGAATGAAAACAAAACCATTCTTGAACATATCAAGAATTTTTCAGCCAAAAACAACGAAAAGAAGCACAATTCCTCAATCAAGAAAGACTTGTGTGTGTACGGCCGTGCTTACGAGCTTTTGACAGTCACAGAGCGCGATAGCAAGGCGTGGGTTAAATTGTACAAACTCAGTCCAGAGCAGACTTTTGTTATTTATGACGATACTTATGAGCAGAACTCACTAATGGCCGTGAACTACTACGATGTTGACTATGGTGACAGCAAGCGTAAGACGATTATTAAAGTCTATACTGCGGATCATATCTATAGTTATGAGTGGAGGTCCACAGATAGCGATAAAATGGCTCTCAAGGATGATCAAAAGCACTATTTTAAAGCTGTGCCAGTTAACGAGTACAGCAACAATGAGGACCGTTTAGGCTCTTATGAGTCGGTTTTGGATAACATCGATGCTTACGATTTATCACAGTCTGAGCTTGCTAATTTCCAGCAAAATAGCAACGATGCCATCTTGATGATTAAAGGCAATCCATACACAGGGGCAGAAGAAAATGACTTTTTGGAAGATGGACGAATCAATCCCAATGGTCGGCTGTATGTGTCGCAGGCTTACAAGAAAGCTCAAGTCCTCATCTTGGATGACAATCCAAATCCGGGTGGAGCGAATCCTGATGCTAGCTATTTGATTAAATCGTATGATAGTGCAGGCGCAGAGGCTTATAAACAACGCTTAGTCAATGATATTTTACGTTTCACTTTCACGCCGGACACTCTTGATAACAGCTTCGCTGGCACGCAGTCAGGCGAGTCGATGAAGTACAAGCTCATGGCTAGCGACAACTACAGAGAGCAGCAAGAAGACCTGTTTGAAGCCGGTCTTATGCGTCGATTGCGTTTAGCGGTAAATATCTGGAAGATTCAAGGTAACGAAAACACAGCTTACGAACTCATCAACGAAACTTCTGTGGTCTTTAGTCCGAACGTTCCACAAAATGAAAAAGAAATCGTTGAGATGATTAAGTCATTATATGGAATCGTCAGCGATCAGACTATTTTCGAATTGCTGAATCAAGTTACGGGTGTAGATGCTGAAGACGAGCTGGAACGTTTGAAAGAGCAAGAAGCCTTGGAACAGCCAGAGCCGCGACTAGAACCCGTAAATGAGGTGGTCGATGATGAACAAGAAATCGAATCAAAACCATCTTGACTACTGGTCAGAACGGTCAGATGAGATTTTTCGTTATCTAGACCGAAAAGATATTGATTTTTTTGCAGAATTAAACAAGGTTTATCAAGAGCAAGCTAACGAAATGCAAAAAGCCTTTTATGATTTCGTTAGCAAGTATTCCGAAAGCGGCGCAATTAGCTATCAGGAGGCGCTGCAACGCTTGAAAGGCACCGACCTGTCAGATTATCGGGAGAATGCTAGAAAGTATCGTGAGCAAGCCGAGAAAGACCCAGAATTGCTTAAAAGGCTGAATGAGCAGTACACAACTGCGCGCGCGACAAGATTAGAGTCATTGCAGCTGGATATGCTTTTTCGTGCAGGCGTCGCAAGAGGTCTTATTGCTGATAAGTTTGAAAGCTATTTGCAAAAAATGGCACTCATGGGCTATAAAAAAGCTATGAGCGGTCGGACTGGTACCATCAACGAACCAGCACTAAAAGAGTTGGTGAAAACTCCGTTCAACGGTTATAACTACAGTCAGCAATTGTGGGGGAATACAGATAATCTTGTCAAAGATTTAAAAAAGATTCTGAAGGCTGGATTTGTGCGAGGAGATCATCCCCGTACTATGGCGCGTGATTTGGCGCAGAAGTATAAAGTAGCAAACAGCCGAGCTGAAACGCTCATTCGGACAGATGGAACGATGATTGTTAATCGGTCAGCTGTCCAGCGATACAAGGATGCAGGGCTGAAATATTATCGCATACTGGTTCATCTAGACAATCGGACAACTGAAATTTGTAAAAGAATTCATGCGGAAGATAAGCGATATCTGATTGATGAAATGCAGGCAGGGGTAAATGCTCCGCCTTTTCATTTTAATTGTCGGTCTGGGGTGATACCAGACGAAGAGGAATTGAACGAAGGGTACAACGAAGAGCAGGAACAAAAAGCGTCTAATTTTGAAGAGGATAAAGTTTTTGTAGCAGATAAACCGAGCGAAATCGATGACTTTTTCAAAGAGCAAAAATCATATCAAAAGTGGTATAATGAACTTACAGATGATGAAAGAAGTGCTATCTACTCTTATACAACAGAAAATTATCATAATTTCAACAACATAAAACGATATGGACTTGACGAAGCACTGAAAATTCGAGAAAAATTCTGGTTTGAAAATGACGGAAGTGCAGAAGATCTGCCTTTTGCTTTAGATATTGTGAAAGACACAAAGTCGAATATTCCAATCTTGGAAAAGGCTATTTCAAAATTTGCGCCCGAAAAAAGCTTCAAAGCTTATCGCGGAAGTGGGTCAATATCCGCTTTAGGTGAAGATTTAGGCTATATGGATCTCGAAGTTGGCCAAACAGTAAGATTAGATAAAACATTTACTTCATTCAGTCTAGACAGAAATTACGCTAAGGAATTTGCTTTTGACGGCGACGGAGCAAACGTATTATTTGAAGTTACTGTCAAGAAAGGTCAGAAAACAGGTGCTTATATAGCAGAGTTGGCTGATTTTAGTCCTGAAAAAGAATATCTGATGAAACCGAATTTGAGGTATAATGTTATCTCTAAAACGGAAAGCAAAGACGGACTATTAGTTTATGGTTTGGAGGTGTTAGAAAATGGGTCTTGATAAAACATTTATAGACAGAGTATTTTCTCGAGGTGAAGATAGAGTGAATAGAGCTATTTTTGTAGAACCTGAGGAACTTATCGAAATATCTGATGAAGATATCAGTTTTTTAGGTGAGGGGCTTTTTTACTTTTTACCTCGCAGCAAGTTTGTTGAGGATAATAAAGATAAAATCAGAAAAGATTATAACTTATCTAAAAAAATGCCTAAAATAAATGGGATTTATTTGCCGACTTTTTTAAAAATGAGATCATGGGACAGAATTAGGAAGACTAAACCAAGCTTAAAAGAAATCATTAACATGACGGAAACAGAAAGCGCCTAGAAAAATCTAAGTGCTTTTTGTTGTCCAGAAAGGAGATAAAATGATTATTTGGAATTTAGTATTTGTTACAGCAGGCGCTATCGTCCTGCTTATTTTATTAGTTATTGGCTATATCGTATTAGCTGGATTGCTTGAAGGCGCTAAAAATGCGTTAGCTAGTAGCAAGAGAGGACGACATGAGCAAAATACAAGTCAGGATTGAAGATATTGGTTTTTCGGCTATGGCCAAAGAGAGGAGACCCACAGTAAAACTCGAATTAGGCCTAGTTGGTGGTAAGATAATTGATTCGATCGATGTCTTGCCAAAATTGGTAGAAGATATTTCGAAATTAGAATATGAGGTGAATCATGAACAAACGGATTAAAAAGAAAGTATCTAAAAGACGCGCAATTGAAAGACAGAACGCTGCATTAGCTGCTGAAGTAGCCTCGCTAAAAGCTACAGTCAATACGCAAAGCAAGATGATTGAAGAGATGCGAAATGTCAGCTCTCACAATGTCCAAGCGACAAATGAGCGTTTTGATAAGTTGGAAGCTGCCAACAAACAAATGCGTGTCGACTTGGATAATGCTATCGTTTCATTTACCAAGCAAAAGAAATCAAATTGGTTTGGTAGAAAGTAGGTTTTTAATGAACAAATATAAAAAACTGATTGGATTGATTGAAGATAATCACTTTGAAATACGATCTGAAAAATGCCACGATTCGCTAAGCGGTTGGACCGGCAACGAGTTATGGATTGTCGATAAAGAAAATGGCAATAAAATCTTTGATTTATCAATAAATGGTTACTGTTTTAATGATGAATCAGTTCAGAAAGCTATTAAAAAAATTGAGAACTATCTATCTTTGAAAAAAATGGATACTTTTGATGATTTTAAAAGCTGGGTTGAAAAGAATGTCGTACCTAAAGAAACGGATTAAACCGCTATAAATTACTATAAACCGTACGGGATCCCATACGGTTTTTTGCTTGTCCAAACTTTGCTGAAGACTTTAAAAGCTGTACTGTTTCGCCGCCGGGCGTAAAACGAGACTATCGAGTGGCGACGTAATCGCTGGAGGACAATTATGTCAGAAGAAATCAACGGAACTGTATCTACTGAATCAACTGAGACCGTCGACACTCAGGACGATAAAACAGTAGATGTGGAGTCAAATGCAGGTAGCGAAAAGCACGAACGTACTTTTACTCGTTCAGAAATCGGGAAAATGTTAGCTGCAGAACGTACAAAGTGGGAAGCTGAGCAAGCTACAGCGCTTGAGCAAGCAAAAAGCGAAGGGGAACGCCTAGCCAAACTGACAAAAGACGAACGCGCTAGAGAAGAAGAAGCGAAACGAATCGCTGAATTGGAAAAGCGCGAGCGTGATATAGCTGAACGTGAGATGAAATTAGCGACTCAATCGCTTTTGGCAGAGGAAGGGTTGCCACAAGAATTTTTAGATCATGTGCTAGCTCCGACTGCTGAAGAAGTAAAGGCTAAAATTACGGCTTTGCGCAATGTATTTGATAGCGAAGTTGAAAAACGCGTAAACGAACGACTGGTTCAAAGCGCGCCACGTCGTGGTACTACAACAGGAATCACGAAAGAACAAATTATGGCAATTGAAGACACTGACAAACGTCAGGCTATGATTGCTGAAAATATCAATCTTTTTAGAAAGGGCTAGAATATGGCTGAACAAAAACTAACTACTATGGCTAATTTGGGCGAAATCAAGTCTATTGATTTTGTCAACAAGTTTTCCAAAAACATCAATGACTTGCTGACTCTCTTGGGTGTTAGCCGTCGACAAGAATTGACAAGCGACCTGAAAATCCAAACTTACAAATGGACTGCTGCTGTGGACGCAACAAATCCGGGCGAAGGTGAAGACATTCCGCTTTCTCAAATGGTGCGTGCTAAAGGCGACGCTTACGAAGTGGCATGGTTCAAGAAACGTCGTTCTGTCTCTGCTGAGGCAATTGCACGTCATGGGGCATCCGTTGCTATCACGGAAGCTGATACACGTTTAATGCGTGAAATTCAAAACGGAATCAAAGAGCAATTTTTCACTTTCTTGAAGGCAAATCCAAGCAAAAACAAAGGTACTGGATTGCAGGGGGCTCTTGCTCAAGCTTGGGCTAAAATCGCAACATTTAACGAGTTTGAGGGTTCTCCGATTGTTTCGTTTATCAATCCGCTTGATGCAGCTAAATATCTTGGGGATGCGAGCGTTGGGGCTGATGCGTCTAATGTATTCGGTATGACGCTTCTCAAGAACTTCCTCGGAATGCAGAACGTCATCGTAATGAACGGTGTGCCAGAAGGCAAGGTTTACACAACAGCGATTGAAAACCTTGTGTTTGCTAACTTGAACGTCTCTTCTGGAGACCTCGGCGGGTTGTTTGCGGATTTCACAGATGAAACTGGTTTGATCGCTGTTGCGCGTGACCGTGCATTGAAAAACCTTACTTACGAATCTGTATTCTTTGGTGCGAATGTACTCTTTGCTGAAATCCCTGAAGGCGTTGTAGAAACGACCATCGAAAAAGCGGCTCCTGCAGCAGTACCTGGAGGCTAATCAATGACAGCGATTGATGCGGATGAGATTTTGAAAGAAATCAAATTATTAAAAGGGGTAAGCGATACTGCGCAGGATGACTTGCTGAATTTGACCATTAAAGAAAGCATTGAGCGCATCCTTGCCTTTATCAATCGCTACTCTGAAACATCAATTACGGAAATTCCAAACAATGCGACCTACATCGTCCGCGATGTGGCCATCAAACGATTTAACAAGCTGAATTCTGAAGGCACTAAGGCCGATAGCGAAGAAGGAAGGGCGTTTACATGGGAAGACAGCTATTTGTCTGAAGATGATAAGCAAGCCCTTATTTCTTTAGCTAGCAAGCGAAAAACTCGAGGAATTGCTCGTTTTATCTAGGAGGTGATACTGTGATTTACAACGACAGAGTCATCTTGATAAAAGAGACCGTTTCAAGTGATGGTCTTGAAGATGATGTTGCGACTGATCAAGTCGGCCCCTTGCCATGCCAACACAGTGCGCTAACTAATAATGAGCAGATGGGAATCTTTGGAAAGTACAATCTAGACAGTTTTAAGTTACATTTACAAGGTATTCATCAAGATTTTTCAGAAGTCATTTATAAAGGCAAGCGTCGAGCTATCAAAGGCAAGAAACATCACAAAAATAGTACGGTGATTTATCTATGAGTTTGACCTATCGGGTTAAAGGTCTAGATAAATTTCTGCGCGAGGTGCAGAGAAAAGGGCGGCAAGCCCCGATCGCTGTGGATAGAGAATTGAATCGCTCTAGTCTACGCGTTGAGCGTTTGGCTAAGCTGTATGCCCCTTGGGATACTGGCTGGATGAGCGAGAACATCTATAGCATGCAAGCGAAGCTTATGGGCTATAAGGTTATCTCTCCAGTTTACTACTCAATTTATGTTGAGCTAGGCACACGGAAGATGGCTCCACAGCCTTTTATGCACCCTGCTGTACAAGAGGAATATCCAAAATTGATGAGAAATCTAAATAAGATGTTTAAGAGGTGATTATGGATTCACCAACAAGCAATTTACTAAGAGACTTAAAAAAGCGATTGGGAGCGTTAAACATTCCAATCCATTTTAAGTTACCCGAAACGTCCGTAGTCGAGCCGTTTCTGGTAGTCGGTGGCATTACATCTGACACGTCTAAAACGGCGCAGACAGGGCTAATAATCGAAGACAGCACTATTCAAATTGATATTTTCCTGCCTGGCTCTAAAAGTCGAGTCTATGCAGAAAACATCAAATCGCAAGCTATTCGGTTGTTAGGTCGCAATACACGGACGACATCAACTATATTGATGGACAACTCAATCGGTCGCGAAGTCTATCATATTGTAATTAAAACGACCGAAACAATACTTTAAACAAGGAGGTCCTAAATGGCTGAAAAAGGACAAGTGAAAATCACTACAGCTAAGCCGATTGTTGGTAAAAAGGTATTCTACTTTATCCAATCAATCCATGCAGAAAAAGGTGAAGGGGCGCTTTTGCCAGCTTATCGTACAGACGGAAGCACAACCCTTGGCGGCGAGTATCAAGATGAGCAAACTCAACAAGGACGCTTGCTTGAAAAATCAAGCGATGAGCACTCAATTGAGTTGACTCAATACTTTGCGCCGATGGATCCGTCAGTAAATGTAATCTTGAATGCTCAAGCCAAAGGCGAGTCAATCAAAATTTGGCGTGTTATTGTTGACGAAAGTGTCAAAACAAAAATCGGTGAGTCTGGTAATCAAAAAGATGCTTACCCTGCCAAGTTTGGCTATGCTAAAATCACTGATGACGTTGAATTCAACGATGGCGTAGAAGAATTCGTCGAGCTTTCATATACAGCTGGAATTGTTGGCCGTTTGCAAGATGGTAAATTCCCACTTTCTGCTGAAGAACTCGCTTTGTTAAATGATATCTACGCATATCAAAATCCAGGTGAAACAACCGGCGATTACGACAATATTCAACGCTAATTTTCAGGAGGGTGGCTTTAATAGGTCGCCCTTTTATTTTTGGATTAAAGGAGAAAAAACACTAATGGAATTTAAAATCGGCAACAAACTTGTAGAAATCAAATTTGATTTTCGCTTGATGTTTAAAATTGACAAAGAGCTTGCTACAAAAGACGCAAATGGCCAGTCTTCGAACAACGGAATCGGTTCTCTGTTTTATAAAATCGTCGACCGCGACGACCAAGGCATTGTGGATTTGATCCAATTTTGCGGAAGCAAAAAAGGAAAAGCTGTCAGTGAGGATGAGGCGTTGTCAGCTATTGAAAATTATTTCGAAAAATCTGACGCTGAAGATCCGCAAGAAGCCCTATTCGAAGAAATTCAGGAAGAAATGGTTCAATCTGGTTTTTTCAAGAAGAAGATTTTGAAATATATCGAGAACATGCGTCTTGGGCTGGAATTAGCAGAGAGCCAAGCCATAGAAAACGACGCAACAGCTCAAATGCAAGCCAAGGCCATTTCAGAAATTATTGGCAAGATGGAAAGCGCGCTCTCTTAACCGAATGCGCAAGGCTTGGTTTGACTGACCAAGAAACAATCTTGAATTGCAATAAGTGGGAGCTTGACGCCATTCTCGAAGGTCTGCACTATAGGCAGATTGAAGCGCGTGAAAACTTATCAGCTTTAGCTTTGGAACTGCGCTACACGCTCAATAGTAAGAAGGTTGATACCAACAAACTTAGCAAGCGCAAAGAAAAAGAAAGGGTGCGTAGAAGCTTCCACAAGCCGACAAAACAAGAAATCAAAAATAAAAGCGAATTTGTGGCCAAGCTTGAAAAAGCTAGTCAGATGTTTGCGAACAGAAAATAAATAATGAAGGAGGTGGATGCATGAGTTTTGATGGCTCAATCTTTGCTGATATTGGCGCAGATACCAGAGCGTATGAGCGCGCTATGAATGAAATTGCTGTCATGACCAAACAAGCTTTTGATAATGCTCAAAAAGCTGCGGTGAATAGCTCCAATCAGATGATCCAAAAAATCGGGCAGCTGATGAATGAGCTGGCTAACAATAGCAGTACACTTGGTCAGAAAATCGGTCAAGGCTTCAAAGGTGGTCTGAATATCGCTCTCGGCGAAATCCATCGGATCGCATCTAATATTGGGCAGCGTTTGCCTGAACCCATACAAAACGGGCTAAACAAGGTAGCTCAAGCATTTATTAGTCTTAATTCTAAGATTTCCAGCGCTTTGTCTCCGATAGCGACCAAAATGACTTCGGTCGGTAGCTCTGTCGGAAATGCTTTTAGTTCAGCGTTAGGAAAAGTAAATAATTTTGCGAATCAGGCTAGCAATACGTTAGGCGGCAAGTTGATTGGTAAAGTCAGCGCCTTGTCTAGCAAAATCTCCAGTGATCTTGGCAATGCCTTTCAACAAGCAGGTAGTAAAGCTACTAATGCTTTGATGGGGATTGTGAATCACACGAATCAAGCAGCCTCCGCTACAAGCAATCTTATCAAGACAGCTCTAGGTATTTCTGCAGCTTATGCAGGATTTAATTTCATCAAAAATGCGATAGGCGGTGCGATTACCAAATCGGCTGACTTTGAAGCTCGCATGAGCAGCATCAAAGCTGTTACTGGCTCTAGTGCCGAAACGATGAAGCAATTCCATGATGCAGCCATTAAAGCGGGTGCTGACACAGCGTTTTCTGCTACAGAAGCGGCAGATGCTATCGAGGAATTGGCAAAAGCCGGGGTTTCTACCAAGGATATCTTAAACGGTGGTCTAACGGGTGCTTTGAACTTAGCGACTGCAGGCGAGCTTGACCTGAAAGAAGCGGCAGAAATCGCGTCTACGGCTTTGAATGCCTTTAAACGCGATAATCTGAGCGTAGTAGATGCAGCGAACCAATTAGCGGGCGCTGCAAATGCGTCGGCTACTGATGTCCATGAATTAAAATACGGTCTTTCTGCAGTTGCGCCAGTCGCAAGTGGACTCGGCCTATCGTTTAAGGACACAACAAATGCTCTTGCAGTGTTTGCTCAGAATGGTCTTAAAGGGTCTGATGCGGGTACATCACTCAAAACAATGCTGATGAACTTGCAACCTCAGACTAAGGCGCAGGCCAATATGATGAGAGAACTCGGGATCATCACAGAAGATGGGTCTAATAGATTCTTTACTGCAGAAGGTAAAATTAAATCATTTGCTGAGGTATCTCAAGTATTAAAAGAAAGCTTGAGTGGCTTAACAGAGCAACAGCAACAACAAGCGCTCAAGACCATGTTTGGTACAGATGCGGTTCGTGCTGCAACTATCGCAATGAACGAGGGTGCAGATGGAGCAAACAAGATGCAAGCAGAAATCAGCAAGGTTACTGCTGCACAGGTTGCTGCTGAAAAGTTAAATAACTTAAAAGGCGCTATCGAAGGTCTGAGCGGATCGTTTGAGACTCTACAAATTAAGCTTGGAGAATCCGTTCTGCCACTATTTACTACAATCGTAAGATATGTAGATAAGCTGGTAGACAAATTTAGTCAATCGCAAGGCATTCAAAACTTTACTGATGCCATGGCTACTATCAATCCTGTTTTAGACCATTTCTTGAATGGTACTAAGTTAGCAGATGGTGTCATGGAGAAATTCAAAGGAACAATGTCCTCTGCAGCGCCTATCCTTGGCTTAGTAGGTGGTCTACTCGCATTTGGTCCTGCTACTAAGGGGCTGTCCCAAATGACGGGCCTATTAGGAAATCTAGGCATAAAAGCTTTAACTACAGGTTCTGTGTTAGGCAATGCCTTTGAGGCAGGCGCAAATAAATTGTTGCAAATTGACAAAGCTGGCAAAATAACAGCGACAGGTTTTCAAAAAATGGCCGGTCAAGGTCTCTCTACTATGTCTATGATGACTAATGGCATCAGCTCAGTCATGAGTGTAGCCTTGGCGGCTATTGGCCCAGCTGCCATCCTTGGTTTAGTCGTGGCTGGTTTGGGGATCATCAACAATCAATTTGGCACTCAAATTGACCAATTGCTAATCACGGTAACCACTAAAGGCCCTCAAATTATCCATAATCTGGTTCAAGGGATCACGAATGCCGTTCCTGCTCTAATCGCTTCAGGGGCGGATTTAATAGCAAAATTCGCTAGCGCTTTTGCAACTATGTTTCCAGTCATTGTTAATGCTGGAGTGAGCCTGATTGTGAGTTTGGTTCAAGGGATTGGCCAGAATGCAACTTCCTTGATTAGCTCAGCCAATACTATTTTAAGCACTTTTGTCAGCTCGTTGTTAAACGCACTGCCGACTCTCTTGTCAGCTGGGATGGAATTGTTGGCTAATCTTTCTCAAGGAATACTAAACAACATTCCTCAAATGATGGCTAACGCTCAAAAGACCGTAACGACCTTCTTGACTGGTCTTGGCCAACAAATGCCACAGATTATCCAAAACGGGATCCAAATTCTGCAAAATCTGATAACCGGCATTATCCAGTCCTTACCGACTATTTTGCAAATTGCGGTACAGGTCATCACGTCCTTTATACAAGGTTTGGTATCTAACTTACCTGCGATTATCCAAGGCGGCATCCAGTTAATCATGTCTCTTGTGACGGGTTTGATTCAAAACTTGCCACAGATCATCGCTTCAGCGGTTCAAATCGTCATTTCGCTTGTTTCTGGCTTGATACAAGCAGCACCTCAATTGATTATGGGCGGTCTGCAGCTGATTGCTCAATTAGTTATCGGTTTGATAACTGGCATACCGAAAGTCTTGGAAGCTGGTTGGGAGCTTATCAAAGCCCTAGGCGGTGCTTTAATTGATGGCCTTGTTGGAATCGGTCAAAAGGTTGGTGAGTTCTTCGGCGGGATTTGGGACTGGATCACTGGCAAGAACGAAGAGGGTGCTAGCAAAACTAAAGCGACTATGGATGATTTGACATCGTCTGTGTCGACTAAAACCGCTGAAATGTCCACGGCTGCGAAGACTAATACTCAAGATATGGCCACAGGTGTCCAATTTAATATGGACACGATGGGGCTGAATGCTTCTAATGCGGTCAATACGATGGGAGCTAACGTCACAAACGGAATGACTCAGGCTCAAACCAATGCGACCTTGCAGGCGCAGACTATGCAACAAAACGTTGGCAATTCTATGGATTTGATGGGGCTTGATACACTAAATAAAGTAACGACCATGAATACAAACGTAGACGCTAACATGCAAGCGCTCGTTACGACTACGGGTATTAACATGCAGGCTTTAAGCAGCAATGTATCTAGCAATATGCAACAGGCTCAGGCAACCGCTACGGCTGAGTCAGCGACTATGAATGCGAATGTTTCAAGTAATTTGAGCGGTTTGAATACAAGCGCTAGTTCCTACATGCAGGCGCTTCAAACAGACTCAAATGCTGCATTCCAGACTGTTCAAACCAATGCTAGTGCTATTTCTAGTAGCACGGCTGCCGCTGTTTCGGGTAATTACAATACCATGAGCGGAAATGCGACAGGCTCAACAAATAGCATGCAGGGATCTACCACTTCAGCGTTTACCACTATGCAGTCTAATGCTGAAAGCAGCTCTCAAGCGGTCGCAAATGCAGTGACAAATAACTTTAAGAATGCTGAAACGGCTGCGACAAATGCCATGAACGGTGTTTCTAAGGCTGTTACGGACGGCATGAATAAAGTTGATCAAGCTGCAACCTCAGGTGGAAACAAGATGGCTCAGACATTTGATAGTACCTTGAATAAAGTCAAGAGTTCTGTCCAACAGGGAATGTCTGCTGTTTCATCTGCTTTTAATAGCGGAATGAACCAAGCTGTCAGCATTTCATCTTCTGCGAATAGTCAGATTGTGGCTGTTTTCAATACGCTGGCTAGTCATTTGCATTCTGTAGGTGTTCATGCAGGTTCAGGACTTTACAACGGATTGGCAAGCATGGCTGGCAGTCTGTACGCGCTCGCATATTCAATCGCTTCTAACATCGCAAGTGTGATGCGTTCTGCTCTGGATATCCATTCTCCTTCTCGTGTCACGGATGCGATTGGTAGCTTCACTGGCGAAGGGATGTATAACGGTATGGTTGGTTGGGTCAAAGCGATTGACGGAGTCGCAGAAGACTATGCTATGGCTATTACTGACCAGAAATACGGAGTTGATAGCGTAGTTACTACATCAGCCAGCGTAAACAATAGCGGTATTCGTTCGTCTCTCGAAAATCTGAGCGATGATGTGAAACATTCTCAGCTATCAGATACGAAATTTGAAATTCACAATGAAATCGTAGGAGACAAGATCTATACGACTGTTAAAGAGAAGGAAGCGCGTGATCGTATCAAAGATGACTACTTTGTCTACGAATAGAAAGGCTACGAAATGGATTTATTGATTACACATGCTAACGCTGAGACTAAATTGTCTCAGTTAGGCATTTATAACATTAAAATTGCTGATAGTACGCCTTCTGTTGAAGTGGACAGGCGTACAGTCAAGGGACGCAGCGGGTATATCCACGATGGGGTTACCCTGCGTCAAAAAACAATTAGAGTTTCTGGAAGGCTGGCAGTTGCTAGCCTTTTGGCATTTATGGAAAAGCAAGATGAACTTGCAGGCTGGTTGTACGGTGATGAGCCTTATTTTGTTACGAAAATGCACCCAGTACAAGATGACTTATACGGGTTTGAATTGCCAGGAGCAAAAAAGGGCGATTTGAACCTTTTGGAAATCCCGCATACGCTTTGGAAGTATCGATATAAGGTGCATATCGGAAATGAAATTGATTATAGTTTTATTGGCAAATCAGCAGCAGGCTTAAAATACAACATTTCTTTTGAACTGGTGACTGCTGAGTTGCCATTTGGCGAAACTGCTCCTAGAGATGTTGTTTTGACTGGCGGAGTCATTCCGTACAAGGGCACCGCAGCTCTTAGTCAGCTAGAAGTGCCTTATGTAGTTGAATTGACTGCAAGTGCTAGCCAAACAAGCTTCTTTTTGGAAATCGACGGAAGGCGCTGGATCTACAATCATGCTTCGACACCGATTAAAGAAGGCGATAAATTGCGCTTGTCTGGTGTCGAAAATGTAATTTACAAAGGCATGGCATTACCAGACCTGAATATCAACGTCCGGACGAATTACGAGTATTTTGTTATTCGTCCAAATCCGCAGAAACAAGTACGCTATTCTACGGATTTTAGGGGTACTATCAAAATTTTAGGTTTTAAAGAATTGTATAAGTAAGGAGGTGATAGATTGATTACATTTATTGATGAAAAAGGTACAGAGCACAGTGCTTTAGTCGCTTACTCTGTGACTAATGCGGTCAACGGTGAATTGTCTGTAAAAGGCACAATCTACACCAACGATAAAGTCTTGCACGGCATAGATCGTGGCTGGCGTTTTCGCTTAGACGATGAATATTATCGTGTTACTTATGCAAAACCTAACGACGCAGGACGACAAATTGAGGTTGAATTTGATGCAGTACATCAATTCTTCTACGATATGTCGAAATCAATGGTTTATGACACTTTAAATGGTTCAAAGTCATTTGAAACTTATCTACAAGCTATCTTTTCAGGTAGTGGCTATACGTATAATCTGGAAACGACAGTCGGATCTATTCGAAAAGAAAATTTCGGGAATAAGTCTCGACTCTCGCTTTTCAACGATATTATCAAGGCAGCTGGTCTTGAATTTTCCGTGCGTGGTCATGTTGTCCGCATCCTAAAGCGGATTGGGACAGACTTATCTGCTATCGTTCGTAAAGATTTTAATATGAACGAGTTGAAAATCGAAAAGAATATCAATAGCTTCGTAACCTATCAACGAGGCCTTGGGGCTTGGAAAGATGATGAAGATCACTCGAAAGGCCGCTATGAATCTGAGTACGAAAGCCCGCTAGCGAAAATCTATGGACGAATTGAAGCAGAGCCTGTCGTAGATGAACGCTACAAAGAAACTGGCAAGCTCTTAGAACGCTTAAAAGAGAATGTTGATAAGTCTTATAAGGTTTCTGTTGAAATTGATATGGAAGACCTGTCGCGTGCTGGTTATCAACTTAGCCGTCCGAATCCGGGCGACTACATTATGGCCATTAACGAAACGTTAGGATTTAGCCAAAAAGTCCGCATTGTGTCGTTTACCAGTGAATATGACGTGGGTGGAAATCTAATCAGTCGCAAGGTTGTCTGTAACGATATCGGCTCTGTCCAACGAAGAGCGAGCGAGATGAGTGGTCTTGCCCGTTCGGTTCAGGATGTTGCCGCAGAGAATGCTAAGGCTATTGCTACAGCAACCAAAGCACTTGTTTCTGCTGACGGCAAGAACACGATTTACTTTGGTGAAAGCAAACCGAGAGACGAGCCTGTAGGTACTCTTAGAAAAGGCGACCAGCTTTATCTAAAAGAGGGAGAAAAGACTAATCTGTACTTTTGGAATGGGGCAGAATGGGAACTCAACCCTTTAGAAATGGATATCGTTAAATTTCGCAAGGAATACGAGTCCAAAACCAAAGAGATCAACCAATCCATGGCCACCCAGACCCAACAAACCGCCCAAGCCCTCCGCACGGCTGGAGCCAATGCCTCAGCTATAGAGGCGGCCAAGGGTGCTATCACCAAGCTCAATCAGGACTTAGCTGGCGCTAAGCAGACCAATCAGTCTGCGATAGACCGGCTGAAATCTGACTTTGCTAGTGCTCAGCAGGCAGCGAGCGACCAAACAGCGCTCCTGAGAAGCGACTTGGCCAATATCCGCACGAAGCAAAGCCAATCTGAGTCTGAGATAACTAAGCAAGTCGCAGCACTCAATGTAGCCAAAACCGAACTTGCGGACGTGAAATCCGCTCAGGCAACCTACGAGCAGACGACTACTCGCAGACTGGCAGAGCTGACGAATCTGGCTGATGGTAAAGCCAGCAAGTCAGAATTGGTGCAGACATCTCAGGAGCTGAGTAGCAAGATTGCGAGTGTGTCGGTTGGGGGTACCAATTTATTATCATATATTAATTTTAACGCTGGAGGCTACTACCAAAATAGTCTCAAGCGAGATAATAATTATACGTACTCAAATCTCATCGAGATTAAAAGCACAGATTATATTTTGCAAGTTTGGGAGCTGGAAGCCAACGCTAAAAAAACTTGGGCAGGTTTGCAGTTTTTTGACGAGCAGCAAAATCCTCTTGCAAATGGCTACTCAACGTTTTGGTTTAATGGCTACTTAAAAAAGGACCTCAAACCGCCTCAAAACGCTAGATATTTAGCTGTCTCATTTGAAAATTCGATTTTAGAAAAGACTAAAGCTAAATTTAAACTGGAGACTGGGACTTTACCGACCGACTGGAGTCCTGCCCCCGAAGATGTTGAAAGTCAAATCTCAGCCGTAGAGTCAACCTTTAAACAAAAGGCCGACTCACTTGAGGCTGGTGTGAACCGCTTGACTGAGGGACTCAAAACCAAGGCTGATAGTAGTGCTTTGACTATGCTCTCAGATAGTATCAAGCAGTCAGTCAAGTCGCTCGAGACTGACACGCAGAACAAGCTGGACTCAAAATTGAGCACAGCTGTGTTTGAGGTGCGAGCGTCTGGAATCCATCAGGAAATCCTCAACGCGACCAAGGACAAGGCCGACAAGACGTTGGTCACGGCTGAGGCTGGGAAGTTGCGTGAGGAGTTGGCTAGCTTATCTGTCGGCGGGCGGAATCTGTTAAAGGGCTCAAAAGGGCCGTTTAAGCCAAACAAAAATCCTGCGAATTTTGATAACCAAGCGCTATATCATAATGAGACATCTATATACCTCGTCCAAAATGAAAAATATAGAATCTCTGCTAAAACTGATGGAGTTTTTGATTCTCAGCACAATGGCTCAAAAGAGTCAGATAATGTGGTCTTGTGGTTGATGGATAAGGCTGTCACGCAGTATCAAATCGTGTCAGATGCTAAGACTGGCACGACAGGAACAGAATTTGTTTGGAATCGTCCGACGGGCACTTACCATCTGCGAGTCAACACTTACCAAAAAGCCCCCCAAAGGCTTAAAAGCGTTTGGGAGGTCAAAGTTGAGCAAGGCTCATTTAAGACAGATTGGAGCCCAGCTCCAGAAGATGCAGATGGCCTCATCACCGAAGCCAAGGCGACCTTCGAGCGTACAGCTCAGGGCTTGCGGACAGATCTATCAGCTGTCCAAGCCTACATCAACGCTGACGGCACAAGAGCGGAAGCTCTACGTAGCTACTCTCGTGAAGAGACAGCGCGTCAACTGACTGCCGAGCGCAAGCTCATTGAGGCTGGCTATGTGGGCAAGGCTACATATGCAGAAGACGTGCGAGGACTGACGCGTAGGTTCGAGGAGTTGAAGACCAGCTCTGAGACCAAGCTCGCTGAGTATCGTCAGACAGTTGAGGGGCAGTTTGCTATCATATCTAGTCAGATTTCAGGCAAAGCCAACCAAACTGATTTCCAGCGTGTGCAGGAAACAAGTAAGCTCTATGAGCGCTTGATTGGCTCGACTGAAAAAGAGGTCGCAGACAAGGTCTCTCGTATGGCTCTGACCAACGAGTTGTTTCAAGTTGAGGTCTCGAAAAACCAAGGTTTGAGGACGGTGCAGAGTCAACTAGCTGGAAGCTGGTCGATCAAGAACCTCAATTCAGCTAGCGATATCCTTGGTCAGCTCAATTTAAATCCAGACGGATCAGTCTCAATCAACGAGGGGCTGATCTCTATCGGCGATAAGACTCACATTAAAAACGGCGTCATCAAAAATGCCATGATTGAAAGTATGCTTGCGGATAAAATCGCAGCGGGAACACTTAACGCTGCGAACGTTAATATAGTCAACTTAAACGCTAATAAGATTGTTGGTTTAGATGCCAACTTTATCAAGTCTAAAATCGAGTTAGCGTTTATTGAATGGATGAGAGGTAAGACTATCAGCGCTCAGAATGATGCGATGCAGATTAACTTAAATGATGGGCATATCCTGTTTTACAACGACGATGCATCCATCAAGCGGGTCTTGGCAGGCTATCCAACGCAATTTATCCGCTACGAAAACAAAGTGGAAAACGGCCAGAATCACGGGCGGACCATCATCGGTAGTAACCGAAATGGCACGAACGCTTGGAAATCGGTCTCTTTTGCGGGCCTTGTCATTGACAACAACTCAAATAATAGCGTTGATAAAATCTATCAATTTGGAGACTACAATCACATGAGACACGCGCAGGGTGATGATGGCTGGAATTTTAGCGTCGTAACACAAACGATGACGCCCGGTGTCTGGAACAAAAACTCAGAAATTTGGGCGCGACATTTCGTCGTGCCTCGTAATACAAAAGGAGACACAGATAGCCCGACGCAGTTTATCCGCTTAGAAGAAAGCGTAGCTGCGATTTGGAATATCTTAAATCACGCTGCGAGCGGCCAAGTCACGATGACGCAAGCGATGAAAAACTTGATTAACTCAAGGAAGGCCGCTTGGGACATCGTCCGGAATGTAGGATAAAAGGAGAAAAAATGAACGAAAATATCCAATCAAAGCTAGCGATCGAAATCGCTAGCAAATCAATAAGAATCGCAACGCTTGAAGCTCAAAACGAAGAGCTGCAAGCGCAACTGCAACAAGCTCTTGATCGTAATGCGGAGCTTGAAACAAGTACATCACCTGAAACAGAGAAAGGAGAATAACTATGACTTTAGAAATCGTAAAAACTACAAAACTTGTTGGGAGTCTAAAGGTTGGTGACACAGTCATTAAGACAATGACTGCGGATATCGATGATAAGGGCGTGACCACGTTTACCGAATGGATCAACGACAGTGAGGCGTATGCTGCGAATCGGCGTGAGGTTCGCACGCAGGAAAAAGCTTTTCAGGACGCAGTCTATGCTGCTGAGGATGCCATCATTGCGGAGTTGGAAGCAAAAGGAGCCGAGAAAAAATAGGAGGCGGTGACATGTGAACCATTTTATTGATTTTGTGGACAAGATCACGCCTGTATTGGTCGTGATTATCCCAAGCTATTTTAGTTATAGAAGTAATCAAAATAGCAAAGAAACCGACAAGCGAATCGAAGCCTTAGTAGAAGATTTGGGAGATCTGAAAGAGTCTGTGACCAATATCCAAAATATCGGGAACAGAAACAATCAGGATCTAAACCTGATCCAAAAAGGCCTACAGCGCCTGCAGCGTTTTCGATTGCAGGAAAATTTAAAAAAAGCGTTGAGGCGTGGCCAGACTACCCAGCATGAGCTGGAAGAGCTGTCCCGTCTTTATGAAAGCTACGTTGAACTTGGTGGTAATGGTGCTATCAAGCTTTTGTACGAAAAATTTTCGGAATTGCCTATCGAGGAGGAAAAATGAACAAGATTAATTGGACGGTACGTCTGAAAAACAAGAATTTCTGGCTGGCTCTGGTACCAGCTATTGCCTTGCTTTTGCAGGCAGCGGGTGACATTTTCGGTCTTAAGTTAGAATTTGGGGTAACGATTGATAAGATTTTAGTCTTTATCAATGTACTTTTTGCTTTGCTTGTGCTTGTCGGTGTTGTTAACGACCCGACAACTGCTGGGCTATCCGATAGCCAGCGAGCTTTAGGCTATGATGAGCCTCATAAATAACATAAAAGAGCAGGCACTGAAGCTTGCTCTGTTTGCTTTTGCTGCAACCTATTTTTGGTTTGCGGCCTTTGAAAAATGAAAGGAAAATAAAATGGCAACGACAAATGATGTAATTTTGTTTGCTAAGAATTTAGCTGATAACGGTGTTGGTGTTGACCAAGACGGAGCCTGGGGAACACAATGTGTAGACTTACCAAATGCTATCTCTAGTCAGCTTTTTGGCAAGGCTCTCTGGGGCAACGCTATTGATCTGCTTAACTCGGCAGCTAGTTTAGGTTACGAAGTTGAGTATAATGAAGCAGGAAATATGGACAGTAAACCTCGTGCTAGTGCGGTCTTTGTTATGGATACAATCTATATTTATGGTCATCCTTACGGCCATACAGGTCTTGTAATCGAAGATAGCGACGGCTACACCATGAAAACAATCGAACAAAATATCGATGGCAACGCAGACAGTCTGTATATCGGAGGCCCTGCTCGATATAATACCCGTAACTTTGACGGCATTGTTGGTTGGTTCTACTTCCCAACGGATGACACTAGCTATCAACCCGCTCCAACCATTCCTAGCGGTGATGGGTCAATCCACGAAGAAACTGGGACATTTACAGTAGAGGTTTCAGCTCTCAATGTCCGAGCAGCTGCTGGGTTAAATGCTGAAATTGTGGCGGTCTACACAGCTGGCCAAGAAATCAATTATGATGGCTGGTGTGATGTCGATGGCTATATCTGGATCACATACATTGCAGCTTCTAGGAATCGTCGTTATGTCGCAGTCGGTCAGTCAAAAGATGGTCAGCGCATTACCGACTTTGGTAGCTTCAAATAAAAATCCGCAGCGGAAACTGCGATAAAATAATATTTTCTTAAATTTTAATCACCCCGGCCGAAAGGCTGGGGCTTTTTTCTGTTATAATGGAAAAATTTAAAATTTTCTGCTCTGACGGACTTGGCAGGCTGGCAGCGATGTTGGTCTGTTTTTGCGTGATTTTTCAAGCGAAAGAGGGGCAAAAAAGGGGCATAAGTAGTAAACTTTTGTATTTTTATGGCAAGAAGTAGATGTGTTTTGCAACGCATAAAGACTTATTTTATAGGGTTTTTAGTTTATTAGCGCCTATTTATAATATGCAAATCAGTTACTCTTAAATAATAAGGGTACGCAATTACATTGCGAAATCCCAGCGTAGCAAGGTTTTGAGCAATGTCAAAAAGCGAAATAGGGTGGTAAATGATTTCATTCCCCACCAAGAGCCCACTAAACGAAAGTTTGGTGGGCTCTTTGATTTTTTGTGAATTGTAGTGAGTTAGGGAAATCTATCCTTGCTTTGATGAGTCTATAGATGGTTTTTTTCATTGAAAATGAAAGAGTAAGAGTCAATAGAATCATTATGCTCACTGAGGTCTTGAGAGTAGAAGAGAACCTTTGGTACAATCTCATGATTTGTCAAAGGTAAACAATTAAATAGGCTTCATAATTCCTACAGTGATTTTGCCCACTATATAATTTTTAGAAGCTAATATTTTTTGTCTAACTTTTGGGGTGCATTTCAGGCAGGACAATCCTGTATTACTGGAGGCCCTCAATCTTACTTGATTTGCGCAACAGGGGGAGCTATCGTAGGTGGCTTTGTAGCTTATGGATTGAACCCCCAAAATAGTTTAAAAAAGAATGGATGTTAATATGTTAAATGAAACTATGATTCAACTTATACTCATTGCAATTTGTTGTGTGTACATTATTTTTAACACTAAGGCTGATAAAAATCCAAAGAGAGGATATCGTACAGCTTTGTACCTTTTCGTTATGGCTGGTATTATATCCTATGTTATGAATTATCTAAATTGGTTAGATTTTTTCTTACTGATAACTCCGATAATGTGTCTATTTAAATTTGAAGATAAGTGGAGTTAG